TGATGGTTAAAGAAGGTAAACCACAGAAGCAAGCTGTTGCTATTGCACTGCAAAAATCAGGTAGATCGCTGCCGGTTCGTGGTGGTCGTACAGCAACTAATAAAAAGAAGAAATAAAGCTTGACTTTTTAGATAAAGTATGCTATAATATACGGACAAATCAAGGATTATAATGCAATATATTCAACTAGTTAATTCGGTACTACGCAGACTACGAGAGACTGAGGTTTCTTCCGTAGCTGATAATGCGTATTCTAAGATGATCGGTGAGTTCGTTAATGATGCCAAACGTCAGGTTGAAGACGCTTATGCATGGAATGCTTTATCAGATACATTATCTGCAGTAACAGCTACAGATATCTTTAACTATGTATTAGTAGGATCAGGACAGAGATTTAGAATCATTGACGTTATTAATGATACTGATGACTTCTTCCTAAAGTATCAGACTACATCTGAGATGAACCGTCTATTCTTGATGACTAGCTCTGAGAAGGGTTCACCGGCGTACTACAACTTTAACGGTGTAGACGCTAACGGAGATACTCAGGTAGATCTTTATCCTATTCCTAACGGTGTTTATAACGTACGTTTTAACATCATTAAACCACAAGTACCTTTAGCAGCTGATGCTGATAGACTATTAGTACCACATGAGCCCGTCATATTTAACGCATGTGCAAGAGCATTTGCTGAACGAGGTGAAGATGGTGGTATTACATCTAATGAAATGTATGCATTATATAACCAATCATTAGCAGATGCTATTGCTATTGAGTCTGGACGTTACCTTGAAGAGAACGAGTGGATGGCTAATTAATGGCTGAACAACTACTAACAGGATCAATCGCAGCTCCGGGTTTCTACGGATTAAATATCCAAGACTCGTCTGTTCAGCTATCTAGTGGTTTTGCTCTAGAGGCTAACAACTGCGTGATTGATAAGTATGGACGTATCGGTGCAAGACAGGGATGGACTCCTGTTAACGCTACTCAGTTAGCATCACAAGCTAACATTAGAGCAATCTATGAAGTGTTTAAAGATGATGGTAACGTTGTCTTGTCTGCAGCTGATAACAAACTATACGAAGGTACTACAACATTAACTCAGTTAGCTGTACGTAATGGTACTGATACAGGTAACTTAACATATACTATCAGTGATGATAACTGGCAGATCAGTGGTATGCCTTATGATACTGGAGCAACTCCTTCAGGTCATGCTATCTTAGCTCAGGCAGGTCATCCTACATTAGTATATCATAAGCTAGGTGCAACAGCTCATGCTCATACAGGTTCTTATGGACTACAGAGATTAGGTGATATTGCTTCTAACTTACCGGGTAATTATACTGTAAGTGACTTTACACCTAACGTAGTCATGACTGCTTATGGTCGTGTATGGGTTGCTGATATTGCTAACGATAGACAGACTGTATACTTCAGTGACTTACTAGATCCTACTGAGTGGAAGACAGGTACATCAGGATACTTAAACATTAGTGAAGTTGTTCCTAATAACGATCCTATTGTAGCTCTAGCAGATCATAACGGTTTCTTGATTATCTTCTGTGAGAAGCACATTGTAATCTATGAGAACCCAGTAGATCCATCAGCATTAACATTGAAAGATACTGTCACAGGTATCGGTTGTATTGCTAGAGACTCTGTAGCTTCTATTGGTACAGACTTAATGTTCTTATCTTCTACTGGTGTGCAGTCTTTACAGCGTGTCGTACAAGAGAAGTCATTACCTTTCAGAGATATCTCTAAGAACGTACGTGATGAGTTACTAGCTAACGTAAACTCTGAAGTATTAAAGTATATTAAAGCAGTGTATTATCCTACAGATGCTTTCTATTTATTGTCATTACCTTCTACTGGCTTTACTTATTGTTTTGATACAAGAGGTGCACTAGAGAATGGAGCAGCAAGAACAACTATCTGGAAACAGATTAGACCTACTGCTTTCTGTGTGACTCAAGATAGACAGTTATATATCGGTAAGCCGGGATACATTGGTAAATACAACGGCTACGAAGACAACGGTGCAACATACCGTATGACTTATTATACTAACTACTTTAACTTTGATTCTGATGCACAGTTAAAGATTCTAAAGAAGATTAACGTAACTGCTATCGGTGGATCTGCTCAGCCTATCGCTGTTAAATGGGGTTATGATTATACTCGTAACTACTTCTCTCGTGGTATCACACTAGATAGAGTTGAAGTATTTGAGTACGGTGTAGCAGAGTATGGATTAGCTACATATACAAACGGTATTGCTCTAGACATTGCACGTATACCAGCATCAGGATCAGGTACAGTTCTACAGTTAGGATTTGAATCTGACATCGACGGAACACCTTTATCAATACAAAAGATTGACTTCGCACTTAAGCAAGGAAAAACACTACTATGAGTTCATACGTAAAAGCCACCAACTTTGCAACTAAAGATACGTTACCTCAAGGTGACTCTAACAAGATTGTTAAGGGCACAGAGTTAGATAACGAATTTAATGCTATCGCTGGTGCAATCAGTTCTAAAGCTGACATTGCATCGCCATCATTTACAGGAACTCCAGCAGCTCCTACAGCTGTCTTCGGTACTAACACAACACAGTTAGCTACTACAGCATTCGTAACAGCTGCACTACAAGCTGTATACCCAGTAGGTTCTATTTATATTAACGCTTCTAGTACTACTAATCCTTCATCTTTGATGGGTTTTGGTACTTGGGTAGAGTTTGGTGCAGGTCGTGTCTTAGTTGGTTTAAACGCTAGTGATGCATTGTTTGATACACTAGAAGAAACCGGTGGTTCTAAAGATGCAATTACTGTAGCACATACTCACGGTGCAACTCTCTCAGGTACATCAGGATCTGCAGGTGCACACCAACATCAATATCAAACAGGTTATCAAACAAGTGTAACTATCGAAGGTTCTAACGGTAACTTCGGTGGTGGTACTCCTGACGATACATCACATATTTATAGTACAAATTCAGCAGGTAGTCATACACATAGCTTATCTGTTTCAGGAACAACTGACTCTACCGGATCTAGTGGAACTAACGCTAACGTTCAACCATACATTACGGTTAAGATGTGGAAGCGAACAGCGTAAAGACACCGGTAGTTAACAGACAAGACTACACGATGTACTTAGAGAAGTATGCAGGTATGTTGTGGTTTCATACAGATGTACGTAAGTGGTCTAGTGAAGTTAAGAAAAGTTTTATAAAAGATTTAGATACATTACAAACCCTAGCCAGTGTTCCTTTAGTAGCATTAATTGATAACACTAAACTAGCTAAGTTTGCAAGATCTATAGGATTTAAATACGAACAACCTATCATAGGTAACGATAATGAAAAGCATGAAATTTACAGTAGGAGTTTATAATGGGTAAGTTAGTTAGTGCAGTGGTTAAACCGGTAACTAGTTTACTCGGTGGTTTAACTGGATACGATCAAACAGTAGCTGCTGCGAATGCTGCTGCAGAACAGCAACGTCTAGCTGCTCAGGCTTCGGCGTTCCGTCCTGTTGGCATGACTAGTCGATTCGGCACTTCTCAGTTTGTTCGTGCTACTGATCCTAAAACAGGTTTACCGTACGTTGAAAGTGCTAGTTACACAGCTGCTCCTGAGTTGCAAGCTTTACAGAACCAACTGTTTAGTCAGTTCGGTACAGGTGCTAACTTAGCTGACTTTACATCTGACCAGTACATGCCTCTTGCAGGTGCTGCTAATGCATTGTTTGGCTTCGGTGCTCAACAGTTAGCTGAGTCTCCTGAAGCTGCAAGACAAAGATACATACAAGGTCAACAAGCTGCTCTTGCTCCTATGCAAGAACAAACACTTGCTGGCTTACGTAATCGTTTATTCCAAACAGGAAGACAAGGATTAGGTACTGGTGGTACTGCTGCAGGTAATATGGCTCAGACTAATCCTGAGTTAGCTGCTTACTACAATGCACTAGCACAGCAACAAGCTCAGATCTCTGCCGGTGCAGACGCTGCAGTACAAGCACAACAACAGAATGCTGCTGGTTTGTTCGGTCAAGGTGCTGGCTTACTTGGTACTCTTACTTCAGGTCAAGCTTCTGCTTACGCTCCGTTACAGAACTTGCTTGGTCTATCACAGACTGTGGAAGGTATGTCACAGACTCCGTTGCAACTTGGTTTACAGATTGGTACTGCACAGATTCCGGGTCAGACTGCTTACTCACAAGGTATGTCACAAGCTGCTCAAACAGCTTACGGTGGTGTTCAAGCTGCTAACCAAGCGAATGCACAGTTGCTTGCAGGTATCATCCAAGGTGCTGGTGCTGCTGCTGGTGGTAAACCTCGTACATCTTAAGGAGATAAGTCATGGTATCTAAAACAACATATACAACCTTATTAGGTTACGATCCAAGAGAAGACGAACTAGCTCGTAGGAAACTATGGGCTGGCATGTATGGTGCTGCTTCTTCACCTTATGAAAAGATTGGTCTTGGTTTATCTCAACTAGGTGGTGCTTTGTTTGACAGAGCATTCGGTGACGAGACAGCTGATCCAGTAGCTCAGATTAATAAATTAGCTACTGAAGCTAGTCAACAGTTTGAAGTTAACTCACCTGAGTATTATAACTATATCTCAGCTAACGTAAGCAACCCTACTGTTAAAGCTAATGCTGCTGCTCTTGCTCGTGAAGCCGAAGCTAAAGCTACGAAACAAACTCGTGAAGATGTTGAG